CTTGATTTATTAGATCAATAAATGATGAGTACGCCCTTTGTATTTGTCCCACCATTCTGAATGGATAACCGGATAACATTCCGGCAACTTCGTCATCAGTTTTAGATGGGAATAAATACTTCAGTGCTTCTATGCTATCAACCCCTAATTCTTGTAGGTTTCTACAGAATATGGATTGCTGCACTTTATCCTGTGCAGTATCTTCATACACAGGACCCATCCACCTCCAAGCCACTGTTCTTTCACCATCTGGAACTAATCCATGAACACCATCAGGAATCTCTTTTGTTTCTTGTGCAGTATCAATTGCTTTCTGTAATTTTTTCTCATAAGTAGATTTCTGTTTAACATGTTTCTCCATAGCTTCAAGAGAATCATCTATAGGTGGTTCTGGATATTTAATACCAGAAGCTACTGCTAATGATTGACGGAAGATCTGTTCTTCTTGGAAGATCATTAACTCAAAACATTTACAAATACCATATTCATATATCTGTAAACATTTCTTTTTAGCAGTTGCACTTACTCTTCCATAAGCAGATTTTATTTCTGTTGCAGTTACATTGCTCATTGATATATCATCAATACCACCTAAAGCTAAACGTATTTCACTTCTTAGTTGTCCAACATATCTAGACTGATCTGTGCTCACTGCATTAGGTGTAATAAATCCAACACGATCTGAAGGTTCTAAGTTAGCAATAACTCTTGGAACTCTCATACCTGAACCTGGGCTACCATTATATCCAACTGGATTTCTTGTTACAGGATCTTGTTTATATGTAGATTGAAGTGTACTTAAATCAGAAGTAAATCCAGATTGACTAGATATACTTGGTCTTTGTGGTGGAGCATCTTTACTACTCTCAACAATGTCCTGTTTAGGACGTGAAGATAGTAATGTTGGATTACCAAAGAATGAAAGGTTAGCTCTAATGTTTTTAACCATTTCATCATGAGCAACAATCTGATTAGCTATCCAATCAAATTCACCACTACCATCAGTACCAAAAGCATCAGGATTATTGAATACTTCTACACAAGGAATAAACTTCATTGTGTTATCTAATGTCTTCTTATTTATAGTTGTAAAGTCCTGTGGACCATCAAAACTTAATTCCTGTTCACTGTGTGTTTCTTCAATAGTCTCTGCTGTAATACGAAGACGCATATATCTTTTATCAGTGCTTAATCCAACTTGAGATCCACCAAAACCTCTATTAGCTTTGACCTTATAAGGATAGATAACTATTACTTCTTCAAGTTCTCCTTCTGGTGAATAAAAAGTTCTATATGAATTTTTATCAAACCAGTAAAGTCTATATGTTTTTTGAGTAGGACGAATATAAAATAATCCTTTTCCTAAAGCTAAGAAGTGATCCCATATAGAATCTAATCTTGCATCAAGTTGATTAAACTTAATTACCTGTTGTATAAAATCATATCTCTGTTGCCCAAAGTTATCCTGTTCAGGATAAAATTCAACACCCTGACGGATACCAAACATCTTCATCTGTGCTAGATGAGCATGGATAAGCATCGTATCGGTAGCACCAGCCGAGTCACGGCTTATTGCTGCCTTGAGCATTTCATCAAAAGTAGAGTTAGTCTGATTCATCTAGGCACTTTTTATTATTTTATTACGCATCAATCTCATAGCCAGGTGCTTGTCGTTTAAAGATAATGTTCTCATCATCAGCTTCAATGTCGAAGCGTTCTCCAGGTTGAAGACCTAGATCGTGACATACTTCATCAGGAAGATTGAATACAGCAGAACCATAAGCGTCTTGCTCTAGTTCAATACCTTTATAGAAAAAATGGGCTATCATGTTAGATACTCTTAATAGTCTAATTCGTCAATACTCTAACTCTAGTTTTCCTCTGGACATTAATCCATTGCATAACCAAACCAGAGCATCAACACAATCATCGTGGGAACTAACTCCGAAATTTACAATTTCATCAGTTAATGCCTGAAATTTTCGATATTTATTAAATAATATCTTATGTTGCTCAAATAAGCCCATAATTCCCCTAAACCTAGCAACTTTATCTCCTCTGAATCCTTTTACAGGATGCCACAGTAAATTATAAAGTCCCTGTTCCTCTAAACAAATACGTTTAAAGTCAGCTTCTAAGGATGCCTGATAAGCTACTGCTTCAGACCAGATGTCTACAGTACTACCAGTAGGAAAGTATTTATCCTGATCTTTATGAACTATTCCCCATTCCATCATCATTTCCATTATGGCTTCTAACTTTTCTACATTACCCATTATCCTTAATCGTTTACAGTCAATAATGTAAATTTTATCTCCTACTCTGCCACCCATAACAAATACTGTATAGTCATTTCTTTCTCTAACTCCTGCAGATAAATCAACCCCAACACCTAAACAATCAAACTGTGTTGGGATCTGACCTTTGATAATTAAATCAGGTGAGACAGACATGTCACTTGTTCTTACTACCTGATTTTGATATTGAAAACTAAAACTTATTGGTGATTGTCTTCTACGATCATTAAGATATTCAAGTGACCACATCTCTGGCCAATATGATTTTTCATCACCATTTTCATCAACAGTTACTGCTGATTGAATTATTTGTATCCAATCATTGTCAGGAATAAAAGTAGTTTGATGTATATCATCATGTCTGAATCTTGTACCAAGACATATGGCTCTACCACCTTCAAACATAGTTGGAACAATAACTGAGTTCCAGTTATCTTCCATAGCTACACGAATGTCTCTGTTCTTAATATCATCAGCTGATTTTATGGCATCATCAATGATACATAGATGTGAACGCTTTGATGTAACAGCACCTTTCAATCCTGCACAACACAAACTAAATTCTTCTTCACCAGTTGATCTTATACCTGCAAACTTCCAATCAATACTCCAATATTCATTAGAGTTTATTCCTTTGGCAATTTTTACCATAGGAAATATCTCTCTATAAATTTTACTATCTTCAATAATTCTTTTTATTGCAGCACTCTTTGGCCTGGCAACATCAACAGTATATGAAATATATAGTATCTTTAATGGTTTACGATTAAGTGCATGTATACCAATAGCCCAGGCTGTAAATAAACCTAATACTGTAGATTTAGCAGATCCTCTTGGTGCCAATATATCTACATTTGGTCCGGCAATATTAATTAAACATTCACTATCTTGATGTGTATATAAATGTTCATGCCATAAATGCATATGTTCTGCAGGAGGTTTATCTCCTACAACATCACAGAAATATGCAAAGTCTGATCGAGCTTTATCAACATCAACTGAAGATGTTTTCTTTACAACTTGTTGTTTAGCAGCTGCACGGGCAGTTCTACGATAAACAGAATAGATACTTGTTCCAGCCATGTACTAAGACTAACCTGTTGAGACTTATGATTCTTCCTGAAGAATCTTAGTCCATACACCCATTGATGCTTCCTGTAGTGGACCTTCTATAGGATCATCTCTAAAGATTAAAAGTATCTCTCTCAATGCTCTATCGGCACCAGCTAATATCAAACCTTGTCTATCTGTAAGATGTTTTTCATCTGCAAGTTGTTTTATATGTGCTCTTAATTCTTTCTGAAGCATGGATATGCGAGCAGCTCCCATATCTTGTTTTACCACTCCAAGATCTATAGCCTCTCTGAGCTTTGATATATCTACTTGCATAGAATCTATTTCTATCTCAAGTATTGTATTAAAGTTTCTTTTTTTAAATTCTTTCTTAGCCCAAAGATCACAATCAGTTATAGAACCTTTATACCCTAAAAAACGGGCATAAAGATACATCTGTATTGGTGAACTGGTTTTTTTACAAAAAGCTAGATATGTTTCTTTTTCTTTATCAGATAAAGTATCTAACCAATCGGTTATGCTCGGTATGCTGATCGTGACTGTTGGAAATCTCTATTCTCTTTATAACGTCTAAATGCTTCCTGTTGCAAGGCAGTCTGTCTAGTTTCTGAACCAGCTTCACGAATACCAGCTCTCTGTTCCTCACCTCTGACACGAGTTGTTTGTCTTTCTTCAGATCCTCTAAGACCAATCTGTCTTTCCTGACCAGAAAGTAACTGTGCTTGAGTTGCTCTTGTTTCAGTACCTCTAAGTCCGATCTGACGCTCTTGTCCAGAAAGTAATTGTGCCTGAGTAAGTCTTTCTTGTGTTCCTCTAGCTCCGACGGTGCGTCTCTCTTCAGCACCTCTAAGACCAATTTGTCTTTCCTGACCAGCTAATAGTTGTGCTTGAGTTCTTCTCTCTTCGCCACCTCTAAGACCAATTTGTCTTTCCTGACCAGCTAATAGTTGTGCTTGAGTTGCTCTTGCCTCAGTACCTCTAAGTCCGATCTGACGCTCTTGTCCAGCAAGTAACTGTTGTTGAGTCCGTCTATCTTCAGCACCTCTAGCTCCAACAGTAAGTCTCTCTTCTCTACCTCTAGTTCCTAAAGTTGCTCTTTCTTCAGCACCCTTGGTCTGAGCAAGTTGACGCTCTTCAGCACCTCTGGCTCTGTATCTTCTTAGATCCTGACCTGTATAAAACTCTTCATTAATACGGTCTAAGTTTGCACCAGTTTCCATATTTAATCTATTCTGCTCACCAGATACTTTTGCTAACTCTACCTGAGTCCTAAGAGACTGCGTTGGTGTCTTAACCGTAGTAGGTGGTGGTGGAGCAGGTATATATTTAACTTTTGGTGCTTTAGGTTTTCCCATATCAACAAATGATTAAAGTCTTAATTCTAATTTTAGTGCAAGAAATCTTAGCCTCTTCCAAATCTTCTACCAGTGCCAAGACCTCCTATCTGAGCACCAGCTGAAGCTTGATTAGCTATGGCCTGCATCAAACCTGCCTCTCCCATTTGTGCTCTTAGTCTTTGCTGAGAAATCTTGGTAGGTGAAGATTTATCTTCCATTAGTCTTCTCTGTGCAGCAGTTTCTGCATACAAATCAACTAAAGGTAAGGTTTGTTTCATTACATTCACATCTCTTCTGGCTTGCAGTCTGCTTTCAGCTTCCCTCAATAAACTATCAGTAAGCATCATATTTCTCATTCCTCTAAAATATTTATCTTGATCAAAAGAGTCTGATAATTTTTCTCTTTCTTTCTTTTCTTTTTCTTGTTTTTCTATAACTTTAGATCTATCAGGCATCTGCAAAAATTCTGACACACCAAATTCAGGTAAAGGTATCCCTAAAATATTTTTCTTAGATTCATCATATTTTCTTTGCCGACCTTCAGGAGTACCAAAGAGTCCCATACGCTCTCTAAAATCTTTTAGAAAAGCTTGTGTCCTGTTCATTTACTGATACTGATAATTAGAAGCTAATGCTGTGCCTGCTGCTCTTTGTGCATCTTGTGCTAATTTTTGAGCACCTACTTGACCTTGTAGTGTTAAGCCCTGCTGTGTACCAAGCTGAGTACGGAATCTAGCAGCTGCCATGTTACGTTCAAAATCTCTTCTCTTTGATCTATCTGTAAATGGTTCTATTACTGCAAGGTTCTCAGCTAAAGCTCTTCTTTGTTGATCACTCATCTGTTGATTATATCTAAGAATAGATTGATAACCACTAAGAGGTAACTCCATACCAGGTCCAAAACCAGTTTGATATCCAAATCCACCAGTAGGATCTCCTAGCATTTGTTCATACATTCTATTCTTTTCTAATATTTCTTTTATCTTTTTGTTATCACCTGCTTTACGTATAGTATCTGTAGCTAATGCCCCAGCTACTCCTGTAGCTAATATTGGTATTAATGGAAATGCTGGCATGTCTTTTAATTAACTCCTTTGATTAATATTTTATAGGTAGTAAACTTTTAAAATCCTGTTACACCACCAATACCACCTATCACCTGACCAGTTATAGGTGCGAAGGGAGTAACAGCTGCCCCTATCGTTCCAAGAATACCTCCACCTTTCTGACCGGGGATAGTATATCCAGGGTCTCTATAACCTTCTACAACTGTCGCATCAGGTGCAATTTTAAATCCTTGTGTATTCTTTTCATCATCATCATTCTTACCCATTGCTGCATCTACTTGATTTTCTGCTTCTCTCTTCCTTTTATACTTTGAAGCTGCTTCAAATGCCTTACCAAACTTCGCATATCTACCTTTTCTACCACTAGAAAAGGTATCCATCGTAATTTTATCTGGATCAGATGCTCCTCGATTAAAACCTGCAAAAACGTCGCTCATCTTTCTTCTGTGTAATCGCCTCGTTTGTACTTTTTATATTGTAAGGGGTCTTCTTTTTTAATTCTTTCTTGTTCAGCCTTTTGGAATAATTTTTTAGCTACTGCAGCAGTACCAACGGCTGCTGCTAATCCACCAACTACTAAAGCTGGCTCTTTATATTTTCCTAACTTCTGAAACTGTTGAGCTGCTTTACTAAAGTTTTGTTTTGCATACTCAGCTGCTTTTTTAGTTGTTTCACCTATCTCTTGTTCTACAGCTTTTGAAGCATCTGTAAATTCTTGAGCTTTACTTCTACTATCTCCAATACCAGGTATATTTAATTGATCACCTTTTTTTAACTGATCAGATGCCATCGCATCATATGTTTTTTTAGTTTCTCTTAAATCTTGTAATCTTTGTTCTATTTTGACATTTGGTATTCTAGGTGATGCTTCTTCTCCATATTTAGGTCCATAGTAACTAGGAGTTCCATCTTGGTTCCTTCTACCCATAGTTCCAACTTCAACAGTTTTACCAACTTCTTTTCCTACTGCTTTCTGTCTATAGTTTTCAGGAATATCTTGAACAGGTCCTTGCATCTTAAATCGACCTGCCATTTCCGCAGGAGTCTTAAGTCCTGTGCCTCCTGATACATCTGGTCTTATATCAGAAGCATATATAGGACGTTCTACTTCTACTCCAAAACCTTTAGGATCTAAGAATTTTTTTCCAGCTTTTACAGTAGCAACACCAGCTGCAGCTCCTAATACAGAACTAGCACTTATAGGAACTCCTCTAACTCTTATTTCTGGATCATTTAATCCACGAGCTGTTCCTCTTACAAAACCACCATAAGCAGTAAATGTTTGTTTTTCTGGATCTATATCTATTCTTTTACCTGCTTCTGGTTTGCGATTCATATAACGTCTGTAATCACTAATAGTTGATGGCATTACATCAGGACGTTCTTTTATAAAATCTTTATAAGCTAAAGGCTGACTCTTTTGTCCACCAATAAATCTAAGAGCAGCTTCTTCTGCTATATTACGTGGTTTTGCACCAGTAGGATCTTCTTCTTTGGAAACAGGTGCTACAGCTTTATAACCTTTTGGTCTTAAACCTTGAGTTATAGGTCCAGATGTTTCCGTCATTGTATGAATAAATATAGGTACTCCTGCAGCAACTGCACCAGCTGCAACTGGATTTTCTAATCCTGTTAATTTACTAGCTGCTACTCCAGCTTTTGATACAACTCTAAAAGCATTTGTATATGGCCAAACATATTGTTGTCTAAATTTATCAGAAAGAATAGTCTTTCCTATAACATCAGAAACTGTGCCAGCTGCACTACTAAAAGGTGTTCCTCCACTATAAGTTTGATTTCCATAACGTGTTGTATATGTTCCATCTTTTAAATTTTGATATACATCACTACTAAACTTAGTTGCTTTATCTGCTGCAGTTTCTATACCTTTTTTAAAAGCTCCTGGTGCAGCATCAACTAACTCTTTCCCAAACTTCTTTAGGAACTCTTGACTATTTGATAAGTAGTTACCTACTGCTCTCATTTATTTAATAACTAGTTGATCTCATCATGCTTTGAGCAAGACTGTTTAAACTTTGTTGAGTTGAGTCAGGACTCATATGCATAACTGGACTTGGCATCTTTTCTGCCTGAGCTAATTTCAATCTATATTCATATCTTTCTCTTTCTGATAATGCTTCTCTTGCCTGTACACCAGATAGATCTGTAGTTGATGGTCTTACAACTTCGTTATATTCTGGTTCTCCTGTATGCTTAGTTGCACCAGTAGCAGTCTTTGGTCCTTCTCCGAAATCAACTGGTATAAATGGATTAGGTTGATTACCAGGTAATACTGCCTGTGCAAAGGCTTGTCCACCGATCTGACCAGTCACTTCACCAATCTTTCTTGCAGTACCAGCTTTCATTCCTTTTTCACCAAAGAAACTTCTTCCCTTTAATCCAGCAGTAACTCCTTCAGCAAGAACATTACCTGAAGCCTGTCTAACTAATGTATCTCTTATATCAGGAGCATCTTGTCCTAGAGCACGAGGTATT